TGATGTCATCCGACAGGCGATGACAAATATTAAGCCGGGTGGTACAGCGTATTTTCAAATTTACGAAGGGGCTGGTACAGGCGTAGGCAAGGTTACAAGCAAAGGATTTCAGAACAACAAAAAGACAGCCGACTACATTGGTGAAGTTGAAGAAATATTTGGACCTGACAACGTCCGCAGAAAAGGCAATGTTATTATCGCCACCAAACCAGTACAATACCGTCGTGGCGGCTCTGTCGTCAGTCGTGACCCCTACCGCCGTCAACCAAGGACTATCTGATGTCACTCATTGAAAACCAGAACATGCTCCCCCCGGGGGTAGAATTTGATGTCGATGGCGGCGAGTCGGCAATAGAGTTTGACTTCGGCGAGATGGAGGGTGTGGGCCTGTCCCCCGAAGACCAGATGTTCATCGACAGTCTGTCGGCAGACATGGAACTCGAAGTCGATGTCCCCATCCCCCACTTCGCCAACCTTGCCGAATACATCGGGGAGGACGAACTGGAGACTGTCGCCCGTCGTGTCATCGACGGCTTTGAGGCTGACCGGGAAAGCAGGGCGGACTGGGACGAGACGTTGACCCGTGGTCTGGACCTTCTCGGCCTCCGGTTCGAGGAAACAGGGACGGCATTCAGCGGATCGTGTGCGGCGACACACCCGCTGATCATCGAGTCGGCTGTCAAGTTCCAGTCGAAGGCATCTCAGGAACTTCTCCCGGCAGACGGTCCTGTCCGGACGCAGATCATCGGTGACCCTGACTCCCAAATCGTCCAGCAGTCGAATCGTGTCCGCCGGTTTATGAACTACGAACTGACGGAGATGATGCCCGAGTACTTCGACGAGATGGAGCGGATGCTCTTCCATCTCCCGATTGTCGGCTCGGCGATCATGAAGATGTACTACGACGGGACCGTGGGTCGTCCTGTCGCCGAACACATCCCGATGGACCAGTTCTACGTCAACTACGCCGCCACGGACCTTCGACGGGCCGGGCGGTACACCCATGTCATCTACAAGTCGAAGGCTGACCTTCAGGCCGACATCAGGGCCGGAATGTACCGGGACGTTGCCGACCTCCCCGACCCTACCGGGCGGAAGGATTCGGAACTGGCCGGGAAGGTAGATGAAATTCTTGGTTTCTCAGACGGTGGTGAAGACCCGGAGTACACCCTGCTAGAACAGCATGTAATCCTGAAACTTGATGATGACGAGGCGGCACTCCCGTACATCATCACCGTCGAGGCTGATTCCCGGCAAGTCCTGTCGATTCGCCGAAACTACCGGGAAGACGACCCCGCCGCCGAGAAGATGATTCACTTCACCCACTACAAGTTCGTCCCCGGCTTCGGCTTCTACGGACTTGGCCTGATCCAGCTTATCGGCAACCTGACCATGACGGCCACGTCGGCGATGAGGGCACTTGTCGATGCCGGTCAGTTCGCCAACCTCCCCGGCGGATTCAAGGCGAAAGGCGTCCGGGTTGTCGGCGACTCGGACCCGATCAGCCCCGGCGAGTTCAAGGAGGTCGAGGCTCTCGGGATGGACCTGAACAAGGCCATCGTGAACCTCCCGTACAAGGAACCGTCCCAGACCCTGTTCCAGCTTCTCGGGTTTGTCACCGGGGCTGCCGAGAAGTTTGCCGACCAGACCGACCAGATTGTCTCCGACGCGAACAACTACGGCCCTGTCGGGACGACAATGGCCCTCCTCGAAGCATCGGCCAAGTTCTTCTCCGCCGTCCACAAGCGTCTCCACCATGCCCAGCGTCAGCAGTTCAAGATTCTGGCCCGGATCAACGCAGACTTTGTCCCCCTCGACGGTTACCCGTACGCGACCCCCGAGGGCGACATGACCGTCTTCCAGCAGGATTTCGACGGGAGGGTGGACGTTCTCCCGGTCTCTGACCCGAACATCCCCTCCCGGGCACACCGCCTGTCTCTGGCAAGTCTGGCCCTCCAGATGGCAGCCCAGACTCCCCCGGGGACGTTCAACACCCCGGAACTGGTCCGTCAGGTCCTTGAATCGGCAGACTTCCCGAACATTGATCAGGTTCTCCCGAAGCCGCAGGAGGCTGTCCCGGCGGACCCGGTGACCGACATCATGAACGCATCGAAGGGGATGCCGATCCGTGCCTTCCCGGGTCAGGATCATCAGGCCCACATCTCGGTGAAAACCCTGTTCCTCTCCGACCCGACGCTGGGCGGTTCCCCGGCACTGAAACCGTACGCCGGAATCCTTGAGGCCAACATCCGCGAACACATGATGCTGGACTATCAGGAGAAGATTCAGGCGGTTGTCGCCCAGCAGGTACCCCCGGAGCAGGCGGCAATGATGGCCCAGCAGGGTGCGGCGGATCAGATTCTTGCCATGGCTGCCCAGCAGATTGCCACGGCGAACCAGCAGGCTGCCCAGCAGGGATCGCCGGAGCAGCAGCTTATGGAGATTGAGCGTCAGCGCGTCGAACTAGAGAAAGAAAAACTTGGCCTGAACTCGATCAAGGATGCAGCTAACATCGCCGTCAAGAATCGTCAGCTAGACCTGAAGGAGGAGGAACAGCAGATCAATGCTCTGAAGGATGGCATTCGTCTGGCCGACTCCCGAAACCAGAAGGAGCAGGATCGTGAAGATGCCCGGACTCAGCAGCTTCTTGATCTGCTTGCTGCTTCTGCACAGCAGTCTGGGAGCATCTGAGATGGCTGATAATATCGACTGGGAATATCTTACCGCTAACGAAGGCTATAAGAAAAAAGGCTACATTCCAAAAGATAAAAATAATAAAATTATTGACAGTTCCGGCGTCACTATTGGAACCGGGGTTGATCTAGGCTCTAAAAATGCGGCATATTTTGCCTCCCTGCCTAAAACACTACGAGATAAATTAAATCCTTATCTTGGTCTGAAAGGTACGGCGGCAGAAACTGCGTTGACAAACACCCCGCTGAGTGTAACCGATGCGGAGGCCAGACAGATTAATGCCGTTGCTAAAAGAGCCGAAACAGATCTGATTAAAGAACAGTGGCAGAGTGCGACAGGAACGTCATTCGATGATCTTCCGCAGTGGATGGCCACACCAATTGCAAGTGTCCTGTACCAACACGGGGCCGGAAATCCTGCGAAAAACATTCCCAAGTTTTGGGCAGCGGCGACGGCTCAAGATGTCCAGAGGATGGAGGCAGAACTTCGTAATTTTGGAGATGCGACTCCAACCAGACGAAAAGCTGATGCTGATTATCTTGTCGGCAGTCTTAAAGACACGACTCGCCAAGACCTAGCAAAGATTATTAAGAAGAATGCTTGGCAGGGTACGGCGTCAGAAGATTACATAGCTGATGTAGATGGTATAACTGTAGATATTCCAACTCCCAAACAAAAACCAACACCGCCCCAATTTCCACCCACAGATATTCCAACTCCCAAACAAAAACCAACACCGCCCCAATTTCCACCCGCAGCTTCTGACCTTGTCGATGAGGGGCGAATCCGAATCCCTGAACTTGAAGGCGCAGCCGACTCTTATCAATTGTCTGATCTTGTATCTGACATTGGTCGTCTACTTGGTTTTAAGTAAGACATTGATATAAGATAGGCGCATAGGAGAACCACCATGGCAATTCAAGACGATATTCTCAGCATGTTCCGCCGTATCGGCGATGCAGGCGACAGGGCCACCCGCCGTGGTGAGGCCGGTCTGGCTATTCTTGACCAGCTTACGCCGATGGAGCGTATGCAGCTTTCCTCTATGTACAACCCGGAACAGTTTTCGTCGCTTGAAGAAGCTATGACTTTTAATCCCCTTATCGGCAGCAAGGCCCTTGATATGTATCAGGCCCGTGCTGGCGTGCCTCTTGATACGGCACTGGACGAAATGACGCTGCCCACGTCGCGTACTGGACTTGCGTCATTAGTATCTGAGCCGCCAGCTTCTACAGTTCCAATTCCTAAAACTGCTCCTCGGATGCCAGTATCCATCCAACCATTGCCGTCACTTGATACAGAAGATATTCTAACGCTTGAAGAACTTGGTTCGATCCGGCGCGGAGTTCAGAGTGATATTGCAAACCAACGACAGCGTTATGAAGAAGAACAGGCACGAGAAAATATGTCTCCGGCGGACTTTGTGCAAAGCCGAGTTCTTCAGAGACCTCGTCTTGGTGGTGTGGGAAAAAGCCCTGTCGAAGAGACGGTTACAAATCTTGCCGTTGGAATGGGTCTGGGTATAGGCCAGAATGATAACCTCAATACTCTTATTAATATGATTGGGGCCGAAGACCCCCAACTTGCTAATTATATAACAGAAGGAGTTAAGGAAGGCGCAATTGGCACGGCGTCTAGTATTCTTTCCGTGGTATCTGCCCCTGTTTTGGCATCCCTTGCAACTCGTTTCTTGAATATAAGGCCGGAAGTTGCTATCCAGATAGCCCGTGACCCGGTTCGTGGTAAACTGCTCCGTGATGAACTAGGCCGCTTTATTTCTCCCCGGTCTGTCGGTCCTCAGACCAGACAGCAACAGTTTGGTTCCGCCGGACAAGCCCAACGCGCCTTGAATCGCCGAGGCACTGAATATGATCCAAAGATGGTTGGACCCGGTAGTCCTACGGCCATGGCCCGGGGCGGTAATGTCCGAGATGCTATCATGAACCGTTACAACCGAATGGTCTAACCCATGCCGCAGACGAAGAAACAGTCCCGCAAAGTCCGCAAGGTCATGGGCGAGTTCAAAGAAGGTAAACTTAAATCTTCCTCCGGGGCAAAGGTGAAGAATCCTAAACAGGCTGTCGCCATTGCCCTGTCGGAAGCTGGTGTTAAGCAGAAGAGGAAGAAGTAAATGGCTGGTAAGAAAAAAGTTGTTCGGGCAGAACCAATGTCGAAAAAAGAACAGCAGCAGTACGAAGCAGGGTATCAGAATCGCCGCTCCGCTGATAAATCTTTCACCGTTCTTAATCCATATTATCTTTCTGATAAGATTGAAGATATGACTGGATTTGGTTCTCAGATGTATAAAGCCGGTAAGAAAGCATACGACGAAGGCGTAGAAATGTATAACGAAGGCGGCATG